GGACCACTGCGACACCAGCGTTGGAGACCTGCACCCAAGCCACAGGGGCAATGGGAACCACCAATGTGATACGGAAATTACAGTACACGGGTAACCCTCGCGCGGAGATACGGAAACACAGAGAACGTACCGGACGCAATGGAAGTAGCGCCTGCGATAAACGCCAAGGTCTGGCCGCCCCCCAGTCGCACCCGCATTGGGAGTGCGATCGGGATGTTGATCATCACCAACGCATCATTCGTTGATGGGGCCCAGATCCGGTAGCTTTTTAAAAACAGCCAGTCTTCTCGCTGGCAGTCACGCTGGATGTGCGGACCGAGCATGGACCATTTGCCCGAAACAGAGTTCTGCTCCGAGACATACATACCCATGCACAATTCGCAAGGATTACCCGTTCCCAGGTTCTCCAGGGTGATATTAATATCACCCACAACCGCTGAAATCTCAAGTTCGCCGACTGCGGCGGTCACCACCTGAGGGTCGACGGTTGGAATCTGACAGAGGTGGATACCGCGATTTGAGCCGGAACCCACGTCTATCTTTACCCCATATGCCGTCTCGGACACAAACGTTCCCGTTTCGTCCACATGACCGGATGGAATCCACCAATCACCGAAGCCAACTGAGTCCACAAACCCAGCATTCTGACCACGGCCCCGCCGACGCCCCTGTGCAGACACGCGCTGACGATTACGATTACGTGCCATTAAAACCTCCTACGGCGCTTATGAACGCCCCTGAAAACGATGCCATCACTGGCATCAATCCGTCCTAAAGTTCCCCCGAAGGGAGGCCCAGACGGTAAAGGCCACACATTCTGACTCTGCGAGGGAAGCGCCTCTTCCAGTATACGCGCTACGCGACCAGGGTGAACCAATTCGTCCGCAGCCACGGCGCCCCACCAATTATGGCGAACACCATAATCAAGGATGCCCGTGGTATGACTGCGAAAAGGGGACCCAGGCCACACCGGCGTGCCTGAAAACTGCGCATCTGCCTGAAAATCCTGACTCATCCCGGGAACCCCTACAACGTAATAAACGGGAGGGAGAGTCCACGGGGTATTTAACGTGAAGCCGAACTTAAGTGGTATCTGGCGTTGAAAGGGAGCAACAAACATTTGCTGTAGCTCTCCCAGGGCACCGTAAAGAGCCAAGGGAATCACGCCGGTTAAGAACCGCGACGGCAAAGTACTCATGTCCTGACCAAGGACAGGAAAATCCGCCTGATGGATATCGTCAATGTGACCAGGGAGATCATAGACAGTAAAATTAACTAATGAAACGACCATACCGGGGGCCGGCCCGGCAGCCATTAAACCTATGGTTCCCCCGAGAGATATGTCCTCTCGGCCCATGATCCTCCCGATAACGTAATTAACACCAGGACCCGCTATCGGACCGAATGCGGCCGTGGAAAGTAAATCCGCAGCCAAATGCTTCGCGTAGTTAGGATCTGAGACAGCGTGCCCAAACTTGAACACACGCAACATTTCCAAACCAAGTTTAGCTATATCGACCCACATGGGAAAATTCCTCAAATGACGGTACTATACCAAATGCGGCGCCTCACACAGGACCGCAAAGCCAAAGAAACATCGCCACCAGGACCAAAACAATTGTGGTGAGAAAACGACTAAACCACGCCGCAACCACACCAATCGCCTGATGACTAAAGGCCCTAAGAAAGAGAGCGAATCAGGAGGTCGACCCAACACAAAAGCGTGAGTACGAAACTGAGAAACAGAAACAAAATCAGAAGAACACAACCGCAGGACCACCCATTAAAGCGTTTCCACTCAAACAGCGGTGAGCGCTCATTCCTTTCTGACGTTCCCATCGATCATTCCTCCCATACTGGCTCCACAGTGGACCCATCCGTTACGCGCCTCGCCGATCATAATGTCACATGATCGACTGGAGTTTTAGAATACGACGCCAAGTTGGCGACACAGTTCGCTGACGACCAAGGACTTGCGGAAGCTGCGTAAAGAGACCACGCCTGGTCCCTCGCTTGCGTTGAGAACGCTGGACGCCACGGACACCTCACTATCGCCCCGGACAATCATGTCCAGGACTCGCAGGATGTCCTCATCCAACATCGCATACCAACTACAGATCTGCTCAAACTTGGGATGATATGAGCAAGGTTCAATCTGCATCAGCCATCTAAAGGTGTTATAGAGCCCCTTCCAGGGATCACCCTCTCGTGATCGCTTCCTCGCAGGGGGGCGTTCATGGCCAGTCATGCCAATGAACGCTCTTGACACAGGACGCACTCCGGGCACACTGCCATGAGTATGTAGCCAGTCCATGTCGTGGTGCATTTGCAAAAAGACCACTTCATCTCTGGACACCATACTCTTATCAGGAGTGAACTTGATGACCATTCCCAGCTCATCGAACATAATCCGAGCTATGGACTTGAAATCCGCCACGTTGTGCAGCACAACGACTGCATCATCTCCACACACTGTGGCCCACTTAACATATGCCCCGTTCCCATGTCGGAAACACGCATAATGAAAGCAGATTAGATTGCCCAGACTGTCGACCAGGTTCGTGTTAACCGAACCTGAGGGCACACCTCCCGTGCGCTCCGAGCCATCTCGGTACACGTCGAACGGCAAGTAGTGCCCCGACCGCTTAAACGCCTCACAGCAGAAACGCACTAGCGGAACCGCATTACTCTCGCACCAGTGTTCGAGGATGAAAAAGACAGCGTCAATGACCTCGAACGGACACTTACAGTCGAATTGAGTGTAGTCGACTGAGACCTTCCACTCATCTGGTAGGCTCTGAAACATGGTCGTCATCTCAGAATTGACCCGAGCCTGGCCTTCGTAAGAGGCCAGCGCCACAGTGTGACGCAGCATTCGCTGGACGGGCACCTGGAACATTTTCTCCAGGATGCGTATGACCATTGAAGTGATACTCAGAGCTCTTGGTTTCGCCCTCTTGTACGGCCCCTGAGCGCTAGTCCGCAACGTCGCCACGTTGGGATAATAAGACGCTTCACTCAAGGGATACCCACACTCCTGAAGACGGAACGCCTCCAAGTACGAATAGTGCAGGTTCTCAGGGCTACCAACCATGCGAGGATAACCGGAGCTGGTATCATCACGAAGCAGAACCGCGGCATCTTCAAGCGGAATAACCCGCAGCCGTGGCTGCCAGCGAGGATACAACCCCATCACCTTTTCAATTGCGTACGCCATAGCGGCTCGATGCACACTATGATCCCGAGGCGTGTAATATTGCAGGAACCGTAACTCCAACGGCGGATCGGGTATCAGACACGCCATTTCTGGCCCGTACCGATACGGCCACCGAGTGGAGGACGACCCCCAGAATCCACGCTGCAATTCCTCACACGTACGCAACTTGCTTGACACATCGTCAAGCTCGCAGCATTCCCACATCGCAGCACCAACTTGAGCGCGCTTAGCGTCCTTATCAAGGGTGCTGTTCCCCACGAATGGGGTTCCGTGATCACTGATCTCTTCAGCGGCCACGCCACGCAAAAAGTGCCGAATACTAGCGGCATCCTCTGGCGTGCATTCAAAAGCAGGAAATAACTCCATGCTTTTCTCCATTTAACCGTCCCACTGCAAGGAAAGAAAACCTTTCCTTCGCAGGGG